TTATCAATCCGCCATAATGCGATGATATTACTGTTCTTGCAATTGCACGTTTTTCCTCTAAGGTCAGTATCACTTAAAATCCAATTTAAACATCATAATAATTTTCTAAGACACGGCCTATATCATTATATGCCGATTCAAAGCGCTGTTGAGATGTTATGAGTTCATTGCATGTTTTTTCTAAAACTTTATAGGATTCCTTTAATTGTTTCATATGACGACTTACTGTTATTTCATCAAACCAACCATCAGATTCCTGCAATGTTATCGATTCTGCAGATTCAACAATTTTTTTAATTTCTTGCACAACGTTTTTCAAATCATCAGATCTAAAAACAGATTCTTTATATGTGCCATAATTTTTTACTGACTCAAGAAATTCATCACGACTCATTACATTTGCGGCATTCATGTCATCAGACATACCTGTCATTTCATTTTCAACAATAAGCCGTATCAATTTTCTTAATTTTTGTTGTTGCATGGTTACCTTTTATTTTAAACAGCAAACGCCTGATAATTCACATATAATATCACGAATCAATTCATGTGATTTAGCATCTGCTTTCATTTTTGTTTGAACATTTTCATTCATATTAACAGGATTTACAGGAGAAAGAAACGCCCCATGTGTTGATGGATTGCTTACAAAGTCCCAGCATATCAATTCAAAATCCTCTTCAACCTCTGAAATATTTTCGCCTAAATCTCTCAAGCTACCTTGACCTCTTGAACTTATACCTAATGTAATTCCTGATTTAAATAGTGATTTTAAAATATTACCAGATGGTGTATTTAATATTTCAACCTCGCCCATCACATCATCGCCCTCCCACCAAACTTTTAACACATTATGTGATACATTGCGCAAATTAACAACACTTGATTCAGGATGATCTAATTCACCTAATGCCCTATTTTGCGAAATTTCATTTTCTGTGTATCGTTTTACCTCTCGCATTAGAACAGGTTTAGGATATATCCGCATGTTCTGATTAGGTTTTCCTGCACGTTGCAAACATCCTTTAACAATGAATCGACCATTATTACCTGAATCAGATTCATTTATACTGTATTTGAATGGCGTATATTCAACTAATAATTTTTTCATTTGCTCAATTCTCTAATTTTGTTACCCAATCTAAGAATACGTTCTGATATTTTACCAAATTTTGAAAATGTTGATTTGTAAAATATCGTTTGGTCGCCATTGATTTCAGTTTTCAATTTTGAAAGTTGATTCAATGTTTGCTCCATTTTGTATAACTGACTAGATATTTCTTTTATGCTGTTGTTTATCTTTTGTTTATGACTTGATGAATTATCTGATTTAAAATCATTATACGATACTTCATTTAATATGTCTTGAAGATTTTCAAGCACATGTTCATAATACAATGACGGTTCTGAATATCCTTTTGGCACTCTCTTTTTCCATTTTGATTTAGATCCTGCAAATGCATTAGGCGTTGCATATTCTCCGCCTGCTGCAGTTGTTGACCCTTCTTCAACATCTTCGACCTCTTCATCTTTTCTCCAACCACCGCCAGCTGCTTTATATTTTTTAGCTGCCCATGCATTTGCATATGCAGATGGGTAAACATCAAATTTCTGTTTTGCTTGAGATTTATAATATGCCCATTTTTTCGGGTCTGTTGGTTTATTTTTTTCTGTTAACATCATGCTCCAGTTTTAACATATATAGGTTTTTGACCCTTTTTCTGTTCTCCACCCTTTTTTGCATCACCTTTTTTCTTTTGTGTTGCACGTTTTCTATTTACAAATGATGCAATACCTGATTTACCTAATTTTGATGCTTTTTCCTTTGAAAGACATGCTGAATAAGATTCTCCCTCTTTTGCATCACCGCACTTACCTACTTTCTCACCCTTTGAATTATATCTATCCCAACCACCACCTGTTGTTGAACCTTCGCCACCCTTACCAAACCATTTGCGCAAATCTTCTGAAATGATATCTAATAATTTTAAACTCATTTATATTGTCTTTGCAAATGGTCAATCAATTCATAATATTTTATCATTGATGATATGTGTTCATCTTTAATTCGGCCTGACGATGTAATCTCATTTGTAAGCCGAGCAACCTCAGTCAATTTTATTTTCAGGACTTTATCATTTGTTTTTTTAGCAAGTTCAATTAATGATTTTTTTATTGATGTTATTTCTGAATAAACATAATTTTTAAACGGATCTAAACTTGTGTTTTCATTAATAAATTTACTTACTAATTGTTTTTGCTTAGAATTCAAAAATTGATATTTGCTATTGAATTTTTCAATTATCATTTTAAATGTCAAACTCTTTACATCATCACTTTGCGATTCATAAATTGTTTTAACATTACGATTCTGAACCTGTGATTTACTTGTAAGATGTTCTAGAATTGTTTCATAACATGATATATGACCCACCGGATTTTCAGCTGAATTATATTCAAATAATTTGTATATAGATGCATATAATTTGTAATCAGATACACGGGCTTCAAAGAATTTTGCTACATCATAATTGTTTTTTATTTCACCAATTAATTTATATTTCTCTTTAATTAATTTAGTTTCATCTACAATATTTCGCTGCTTCAATATCACCTCTAACAATTTGAATGCAACAGGCTCCTTTTTTCCTGTACTTTCATATAAGGCTTGATAGCATGCCAATTCTTTGTGTAACTGTGTGCCTTCTTTGAAATATTTTTTTATTATATTCAAACTTGCATTGCCTCTGTTTGTAAGAACATCAGACACTACTTGTTTAGAAAGTAACTCAAAAATAATACCGGTGTTTTTATACTTTACGTGCTTAAATTTTTTCATGTATAATATACCTGTAATTTGTTAATTATAAATATTATACAAACTTATTAAATTGCATCATTTAATAAAGAATCCTCATTAAGCATCTGTATATTATCCAATTTCTGGGCGTTTTCAGATAATATTTGTGATTTAGGTTTTAATGATTTCATCAGTAATGTGATGTCCTTTGATGCGTTTATAGGTCGATTCAATTCCTTTCTCCCTGTCGGATCGTGTCCAAAATCCTGATCTTGTGGACGTTCCCATGTTGTCTGTTTCACAGGTCTTCCTGGATTATCATGTCGGCCGTCTTTCATATAAAGATCTGCAATACTAGGATCTTGATCTTTTGCAGCCTTTGATGCCATTTGCATTGATACAATGTCATGAGGTGTTCCGAATGATTTACCTGTTATTAATGGGTCATTACCTTCTGATTTAATTTGTTCTTCTCTAAATTCACGCTTTAAATCTTCAATTATTAAATCTTGTTGTTCATTCCATTCGTCAACAGTTAAATTGAAAAGATTTTCATATACCCATTTTTTAGAGAATAATTTGTTTTCTTTTATAATCTGAATCAATTGCAATTTTTGATTCATCAAATCGACTTTTTGACGCTCATATACAACAGAAGGTGTTGACAATTTTAATGTAAAATCAGTCAATTCATCACCTGAATACCCTTGATGATATAAATGTATATGCCCTATTTTTTCCAATTCAGCCAAAACAATGTTTTGAATCCTCTCTACAAATCTAGCAAATTTAATATCTTCTGCTGCCAATGTACCTTTTCCTTCAACTCCTTCATCATATCCCATATACGCTCTAGGTATTTTAAGATATGCCATCATTTTCTTCTGCAAATAATCAATGTCTTGCAGATTTCCTTCGCTTGATAAACCGGGTAATGTTTCAACAGATGTACCGCCTTCACCGCCACGCTGTGGCAAATAAAAATCCTCTAACATATTCATTAGATTGAATCTTAAATTGTAATCACCTGTTACTGGATCTACATATGGCACCTTTTTCATTGAATTTGTAATTTCCTCCATATACGCATCAATAGATTCAGGTGGCAGATTACCGACATCAATTTTGAATATACGTCTTTCAGGTGCCCTCATAATACGATGAATCAGCATCGCATCTTCCATCATTGCTAATTGCTTATAGGTTTTTCTAGCACCCTCTAATAATGATTTTCCATATGGAAGATAATTTGCATCAGTTAAAATTCTGAAATGCGCCATTTCATGATAACCGAATGCATTTGTTTTTGTTCTAGCAAAACCAGCATTAGGATCGCCTTCATAGTAATATTCAGTTTGATCTCTATGTTCTCCTGCAAAATCATTTCTTCTAATTAAAGATGGGTGGATAGGAATTGCGTCAACTATTCCTAAATTAGGTGATGACGGTAAATATATAAAAAAATCACCATACTTACATAATGATCTAATCCAATACCATAAATTGAATTCAATATTCAATATATCATGATATAAATTGTACAATATTTTTTTCTTAACATCATCCTCAGTTTGAATCTGAAGCATTTGATGTTGTTCATTTTTTACTGTACATTCATCTGCGTAAATATCAAGTGCTGCAGCGAGAATTGCATCGGACTCCATTGATTCATAATCAATGTACATCGTGTTTCTTGCAGAATCAATAATAGACATGTCGGTTTCAGTTGAATAACCGCTACCGTAGTATGTATTATTATTCAATGATGTCCTCACACCCGAAAATCTACCCGTCAAATTGTTTCCAATCGATTGCAATTTATCAAAATCAATTGTTTTTAAGCGATCGCCTGGCATTCGCTTTATTATAACTTTCTGACTGAATAATCTATTTAATATATTACCTATTGCTGACATATTATAAAAGCCATTTTGTTGATATAGTATTTCCTCTTCCGTCTTTCATTGTCCATGAATCATTCATATCCGCATTCGATGTATAAACTCTTTTATGAACATGTGTAAGAGCCTTCTTTGTTAAATCGATTCCAAGTTCTCTCAATTTTAATGCAGTATCACGAACAAACAATGTAATTCCTGTTGCCATAACAGCATCATCCTTTCTTCCCGGTCTTGCTTGTGCCTTGCCATTAAGCCAAATAAATACAAGTAATTGGGATATTAATCGCTTTGAGTAAATCCTTATTTCCTTTTCAGCGAAATATCTTTCAATTTTAGATACAATCATAGGCCTATTTGCTGTTGTTGTTGTAAATCCAGGAACCATATCCTTTTTGTTTTTCAAATCATATCCCTTTGAGATATGTTTTACCGGATCTACATAAACATCTGACCTATAACTATAATAAATATTAGAGTATTGCAAATCAATCGCCTCTTGAACCGTATCATATCCTACATTTTTATTTTCAACAACAAGTAATGCTTTATTATAATCGGTTGCAATTGATACAGCCATCCTTCCTAAATCTCTTGGAGACATTTTACCTATGTATTCAGCAACCTGTTCCATCGCTTCAATATCAAATACCTCAATTGCAGAATCATCTGCACCGTCCCCTCTTGCAGGGTCAACGGTTACAATGTATGATTTTGAATAATCAGGATATTTCCATATCCAATAATCACCATCCATTCCCCTACGTTCAAGAGGTTCTATAACCATATTCTGGTCATACCATTGAATCAGTTCACCTTCAAGAACAGAGTGCCCTGATGAGAGAAAATCACAATCACATTCTTGTGATGCCATTCTGTGACCTAAATGTAATGTTTGTTGGTCACGCCATTTTTGATCTCGTTCAGGATGCAAATCCCATTTCAATCTAATAGGATTGAAAGGTTCTAATCCATCAGGTGCTTTTTGTATTTCTGCATCTGTCCATAATTGATGAAACAAATTGTCTACACCATTTGGAGTTGATAACAATATCGCATCTCCACCTGTTGCTAATGTCATCTGTGCTGATGCCCATATCCTGTCAATGTTTTCAACAAATGCCGCTTCATCTATAATCAATAATGACAATGCTTCTGAACGGCCTGCTGTTGGTGAAGATGAAACCGCTTTGATTGTTGAACCATTAGCAAATGATAATTGCAATTTGTTATCATCAACAATTTTAGGTTTAAGCCAAGATGGTAAGTTCCAGCACATAATTTTAACTTTATGTACAAGGTTTTTTGCCACATCTTGTGTTGTTGCAATAACTAGGACTTTGTAATTTTCACGGAATAGCATATTGACCAATGCATATGCCGCTACAAGTGTTGAAATTCCCATTTGACGGGACTTCAATATAATGTTGAATTTATGATTTATTAATTCTAAAAGTGTTCGCTCTTGAAACTTATATAATTCAAAATTTACTTTACCTCTAATTGGGTGTTCAATTTTGAAATATTTTTTTATTGCATACCCATAATCCTGTGTACACTTTGCGTATTCTTGCTTTATTAAATCACGTATTTGAGGTTGACCACTCATTTAAATCAATTTGTGAAAATCTTTGTGCCTACATACACTAATGCACCTCCTGTCAATACACCTAATAAAAAATTCACCTTAGGTTGTTTATACCATACAAGTTTTCCATCTTGAATACCGTAATCACCTAATGCCTTCCTATACACTTGGATTTCTATATCTTTTTTATCTAACA